GAACACACACGCCGCCAAGTTCTTTAGAGATAATGTTAATGACAGGGGAGGGGGCGGCCAGTGGCGACGAAAGCCAAGAAAAAACAACGCAGTGACTCTCGCCACGCTGCGAGGCAGGAACGGAAGAAATCAACCGCAGCTGCCAGCCCTGTTCTGAGAGTGCAGGGAGAGGGGTTTTTGTGCGAGCCCTCAGAGATCCCCAAAGACTTGCGATTGCTCGAACGTGCAGTGATTGAAGAATTCCCAGTCACAGCAGAAATGATGAGAACGAGCGTTGAGCGGCTCGAAGAGATTAAGACCACGAAGACATTCACGATCCCCTGCGGTGAGGGCGTGTTTGAGAGTGAGGCTGTTGCTGCGGGGCTGTCACTAAAGGCGATCGAGATTCAAAACAAGATGATTGAATCCAACATTAAGCGAAGAGCGCAAGCAACTAAGACGACTCCGCAAACGACAATCAACGTCGGGGTGAATGTTGACAACCGAACTGACGAGCGACGAAATCAGCTTATTGCTCTTGGCGAGCGATTTAGAGCAGCAAGCGTTTTGGTCACGGATTCCACCGGAACAGATTGATTATGTGATTGGGCAGATTGCTCGACATGGCGGCGGCCGGACTGGTGCTGATTATGCGGCACAGCAATCGGCAAGAGTGTCTGCAATTCAAAACGCAAAAACAGCAGCGAGCCAGGAGATCGGGCCGCTGCCAGAGATCGCGAATCCACAACGCCGCGAACGATGCGCGGCCGACAACCTGCTATTTGCCGAAACATATTTCAAACCGACGTTCTACCTTCCGTGGGCACCTTACCAGCGGGCAATGATGGATCGCTTTCAAGAGGTTATTTTCTCAGGCGGGAAAGAAGCTCACGCTGTTCGGCGCGGTGGGCTGAAATCGACCTGTGCTCGTGTTGCAACGATATGGGCAGCGGTCAACGGACATCGCAAATTCCCGGTCTTGATCGGGGCGACGGACGATAAAGCAAACGAACATCGGGAGAACTTCTTCAGTTTGCTGGCGTCATCGCCGACGCTTTTGGATGATTACCCGGAACTCACTCCGCTCCTGCTAAAACTCCGACAGCCGAAACGCCAGTTTCGACTGAATGGCAGACCGCTGACATTGAGCCACAAAGACGAACGAGGCCGAATCGTTTTTCCTGATATTCACGACGCTCCCTCTTGTCAGTGTCACATTGCCCCATACTCGGTCAACTCCACAGACGTTTCCGGGCTGTCCTATGTCGATCGTTTTGGCGTCACTATTCGTCCGGACCTGCTTGCATTCGATGACGTTCAGACGCCTCAGACGGCACTGTCTCCATCTCAGACCGAACAGCTTGAAGACCGGATTACGAAGACATTTGGCGGGCTTGCGGGCCTCGGTCAAAAGATGGCTCAGATCATGGTTTGCACTGTGCGCGAACCTGATGATCTCACTATCCGATTCTTGAATCGAGAACGGCACAAGGACTGGCACGGCAAGGTTTATCCGTCCGTCTTGCGAATGCCGGACAGAATGGACCTGTGGGACTCCTACGCCGCAAAACTGGGGCAGGGAGCCACACCGGACGAGGGAAAGAAGCTCGCCCAAGAATTCTACCTGCAGAATCGGGCCGCGATGGATGCGGGCGGCGTGATTGCGTGGGAACACGATAAGTTGCCGGAGGAGCTGTCTGCTCTGCAGTCACTGATGACGATCCGAGCACTTGACCCGGAGTTTTTCCGGAAGGAGATCCAGCAAGAGGGCGACGCGCCGGTCAATACGAGCGGGCTGAAATTGGATTCGCAAACGCTGATGAATCGGCTTTCTCATGTCCCGCGGGGCACGATGCCAGCGGAATCGAGCTATCTGACGGCGTTCATTGACTCCTCGGATCAGGTTTTGTGGGGGATGGTGCTTTCGGTCAATTCAGATTTCAGCGGGTCGATCGTCGATTACAGAACGTGGCCGGATCAGGGCAGGCCAATCTTTTACAAATCGGATCTGGTGCGGACTATTGGGCAGGAGCTTCCCGGCAAGTCATGGGAAGAGGCTTTCGTTCACGCTCACAATCAGTTCGAGGCCGAGTTGTTCGCGGACTTCCCGGATCTCGACATCATGCTGAAAGACTGGTCGGACGGCGGTCAGATGCCGCTGATTCGTTCGCAGATTCAGTCGAGCAAAGAACGCTCACGGATGCGGCCATCGAAGGGGTTTGCCATCGCTGCGGGTCGAAAGCCAATTCATCTGTGGGGCGATCCGGTCAGAGACAAGTCAGGAACTGGATGGATTGAGCGACGATCGGATACACCAACGCACGTCCAGTTCGACGCAAACCTGATGAAGAGCTTCGCCAGTCGCCGCCTACTCACCGCGGTCGGTGCTCCTTCTGCGATCGTTCTGCCTGGCACTGAAGAGCGAAGCAACAGACTTTTGGCTGAACACTTTACGGCTGAGACTCCAAAGGAAAAAGCAATTGACGGTGCGAAGTCGATCGTCTGGGCACAGAACGTTGGGCGTGATAATGACTGGTGGGACACCTTCGTTGGGTGTCTCGTGGGTGCCTCTGTTTTAGGATGCAAGCTAAATGGCGATAGCGGAACAAAGAAAGAGATTAGAGCGTTCGCACTACCAGGAGGGGCGCGACGTGGGTGAGTTCAAATTGCCGGGAAGCGGGTTAAAGTGCGACAAGTGCGGCGGGGAATTGCCGAACGTCGCACACACGAGGAAGACTGTGGGAATGATCATCCGAGAGCGTCGGTGCGTGAAATGCGGCGAGCTGAACAAAACTCTCGAAAGAGTTATCAGCGGTTATGGGCGCGGAACTTTTTCAGGTCCGTGCGAGTGAATGGCATTAGCGCCACACAACCCATCGACAACTCCTGACATCTAATCGACACTAACCAACGTCAAACCATAACTAGGTTTCACGAGGCTTATCAGTGTCAGCAATTTCCGATCAACTCGCCGCCGAAGCGTTGAAGGCTCAGACCGTCAGCAATGATGGTGTGACTGTCTCACGTCGTTCGCTCACGGAGTTGATGGAATACGAAAAGCATCTTGCGGCCAAAGCTGCAACTGCCGACATGGGGGCAACCGTTCGCGGGATGTTCTCCAAGATCGTCGCACCGGGGGGCCACTAATTATGTGGCCATTCACCCGCAAGAAACACAAGCCGATTGAGGTTAACGCAAAGTTCGACCTCGCGCAAACCACAGCCGACAACCGCAAGCACTGGGCTGCTGCTGACGGGCTTTCCGCTCGTGCCGCAATGTCTGCTGCTGTTCGTCGCGTCGTTCGCATTCGCTCACGATATGAGGCCGAGAATAACTCGTGGTATGCCGGTATTCTTCGCACTGCCGTCAATCATATCGTCGGCAATGGCCCACGATTGCAGTTGTTGACGGCATCGCCCGAAGCGAACGCACGGATTGAAAAAGCGTGGCGGCAATGGGCCACGAAGATCGATCTTGCCGACATGCTCCGCACGATCTGCGAAGCGTATTGGCGAGACGGCGAAGTCTTCGTGATGCGAGCCGACCGGCCGCAAAACTGGCCGCTGACGTTGGACATTCGCACAATTGAAGCCGATCAAGTTGCGAATCCTTGGGCGTCGTCAGTTTACAACGATCCGTTCATTGACGACGGCATCCGGTTTGACCGATCGACGAACGAGCTTGAAGTTTACGTTTACAACCACCATCCGGGCGGCAACGTTCCGCTGTCAACGATGGACGGTAATTGGTATTCATCAAAAGAAGTTTTGCACCTGTTCAGGGCTGATCGTCCAGGACAAACACGCGGAATTCCACGGGCAACGCCAGCACTCCAGACGCTGCCAATCATGCGACGGCAGGAACTAGCAACGCTCTACTCCGCCGAGACTGCCGCAAACTTTGCGATGTATCTCAAGAGCAACTCACCAAGCCTCGATCCGTCATCGTCGCCAGCCGACTTTGCCGAAATCGAACTGACTCGAAACATGCTGACGACGCTCCCCGCAGGATGGGAGATCGGACAAGTCGAACCAAAACAGCCGGGGCCACTCTACGAAATGTTCCAACGACAGGCTCTGCAGAGCTTCAGTCGTTGTACAAACATGCCTTACACGCTGGCAGCAGGCACTGGCAAAGACGCAAATTTCAGTTCCTTCAAAGGCGACATGAAAAATGTATGGGAGCCTGAAGTCCAATGTGAGCAAAGCCGGATTGAATGGTCCATCATTGAACCTGTCTTTCGTTGGTTCCTTGAATCAGCCATTTACGTTCCGGGCCTGCTCGATGGCCTCCCGTCAATCAACCAGATTGATCATCGCTGGCATTGGCCACCACTTCCAGAACTTGACGCAGTGGACTCAGCGAACGCCGCTGCAATTCGATTAAGCACAGGCCAGAGCACTCTGACGCAAGAGCACGCACGACGCGGGCAAGACTGGGCGACAGAAGTCGCTCGGGCTGCGGATGACTTCGGGATTGATGTTCTGACTTACAAGCGGGCTTTGTTTGCAAAAACGTTCGACTCAGCATCGTCAGCACCAACATCAACAACACTCACGACCGGCACGACCGCAGTCGCAGATACGGCGATGAACGGAGCGCAAGTCACGTCTATCGTTGAAATCATTTCGCAGGTCGCTGGCAGAGTCATTCCGCCAATCTCCGCGAAGGCGTTGATTCGATCCGCATTCCCCGCGATTCCAGAAGCAAACGTCGACGCAATGCTATCGCCATTTGCTGCACTTCCGTCGACCGTACAGCCGGGAATTGCAGCCGATGGAATGCCACAGGGCGAATATACGCAGCTCGGGCAGAGGGCATTTTCTAACAATCAAAAACGCATCATGCAAACTCTGCAAAAACTGGTGGACGGCGCAGTGACTCAAGTGATGGCTGAGCAAACGCTCGCTTCAATTGGCCTCGCTCCTGATCGCATCGCAGCACTCATCGCAGACGCATTGGACGGCGGCATTGAGCCGTCAGTCATTCAGGAGGTTGCGGTATGAAGCCAGTAAGCATAACAGCATTTCTTCGCCTGAAAGCCAACGGAGCAGGCAAGCCGAAACGGTTCTCGATTCTCGCATACTCAGGCGGAACACTTCCAGTTGATGGATTTCCGCATCCTGTCGTGGTGGATCTGGCTGGCCTCGAATTACCTGGCTCAATTCCAATTCTGATCGACCACAAAAAGAGCGTTGAAGCAACCCTCGGACTCACTGACAACATCCATAACGACGGCACGAAACTGACGCTTGCTGGCGCGGTTACGGGGCAGTCAGCACTTGCACAACAGGTACTCGCACAGGCCGCCGCAGGTCACACATGGCAGGCGTCAATTGGTGCGATGGTCATTGAATCGGAAGACATTCCAGCCGGTCAAACGGCAACAGCAAACGGGCAGACCTTTACAGGGCCTGTTGTGATCGCACGGCGTTCCGTGCTTCGTGAAACGTCGGTCCTTCCAATGGGGGCGGATTCGACAACTTCAGTGAATCTGGCAGCATCCGCTCGCCGGTTTTTGAAAGGATCGGCAGCTATGTCGTTCGAAGATTATTGCAAGAGCTTGGGGCTTGATGCCGCCACTCTAACGCCAGAAGCTGCCGCTGCTCTGCAGGTCAGTTTCTCGGCAATGACCGCACCAGCTGCGCCAGTGATGGCCGCTCCCGTTGCTCCGGCATCTGCACCCGCGATGCCGACGGCAGCCGCTCAGGCCATACTTGACCTGACGGCGTCATTGACGGAAGGACGAAAGCAGATCGCTGCTCAGTTCCGCAAGTCAGCAGAGATCCAGGCGAAGGCGGCTGGCCATCCAATGATTGCTGCAACAGCAATTGAACAGGACTGGTCAATCGAGAAGGTTGAACTGGAAGTCATTAAGGCCTCGATGGCGTCAGGCAAGACTCGTCCGACATCATTCGGAACGGCCCAGAATGCACCTGAACTGATGCCTTTGGTTCTTGAAGCCGCGTTGTGCTCAACACGCGGAATCAAAGACACCGAAAAGCAGTTCGACGACAAGACGTTGCAGGCTGCACATTCTCAGTTTCGTCGTGGGGCTGGTCTTCAGCAGATCATGCTCATGGCGGCTGCTGCCAATGGTATGCCAATGTCCGCCGGGCTGAAGATCACAACCGGAAACATTCGCGAAGTGCTCAGTTACGCTTGTCCAGACGGACGAACCGTGAGTGCCGCGTTTACGGCGATTAGCCTTCCGGGCATCCTGTCGAATGTAGCGAACAAAGAGTTGCTACAGGGTTACATGGAGGAGGATATGGTTTGGAAGGAAATCGCCCAGACGAAGACCGTCAGCGACTTCAAAACCGTCACGAGCTACCGCCTGCTTGATGATATGTCCTATGACAAGCTCGGCCCTGGTGGCGTGATGAAACACGGCACCCTGAGCGAAGAGTCATTTACTCGCTCGGTCGACACCTACGCGAAGATGGCAAGCCTGACGCGACAGGACATCATCAACGATGATTTGTCGGCGTTCGACGATCTTCGCAATCGTATCGGCCGTGGCGGGGCCATGAAACTGAACGATCTGTTCTGGTCGACGTTCCTAGGCAACCTTGCGACGATCTTCACGGCAGCTCGAACCAACTACATCACCGGGGCGACAACTAACCTCGGAACTGATGGCGTCGGTCTTGGACTTGGGCAGAAGGCCTGGCGTCAACGAACGACTCCATCGGCTGATGGGGCAAAGCGGCTGTCAGGGACTGCGAAGTTCTTGCTTGTTCCGCCAGAGCTTGAAACCGTTGCAGACGCTCTTTACGGAGCACGCAACATTGCGGCCGTCAAGGTTTCGGATGTCAACACATTCGCAAACAAGTACACGCCGATCGTCGCCAATCAGCTTTCTGATTCGTCGATTAGCGGATACTCAACCACAGCATGGTACTTGCTCGGTGACAAGTCACAGGGTACGCCAGTTGTTGTGAGCTTTCTGAACGGCCAGGAAACGCCGACCGTCGAATCTGCTGACGCTGACTTCAATCAGCTTGGCATTCAGTTCCGTGGCTATCACGACTTCGGGTGTGACCTCGGCGACGGATACCTAAACGCACTGATGAGCAAGGGTGCAGCGTAGTCACTTCGTGACAATGACGACATGAGCCTGCCGGAGTTGTTCCGGCGGGCCACTTTTGAACACGAATTTTGGAGGTCACGAAGATGCCGCAAGTTCCGGCTCAAACATATTCAGACGATTGTGCAATCGACTACACGCCATCTGTCGCAGTAACTGGCGGTGACGTTGTCGTTCTCAACGGAATTGTCGGTGTAGCAATCACCGACATCGCAGCGAGCGATCTCGGCTCACTGGCAATCGACGGGATCTTTCAGGTTCCCAAAACAACTGCCGCATGGGTTCGAGGTCTTGCGGTCCACTGGAACGCTACCGGAGATCCGGACAGCGGAACGGCCGGAACGGGTGCAGCGAATCAACTCGGTAACGGCGTCTACATGGGCGTTGCTGCGGAAACAGAAGCCAGCGGAGATGATCGCGGTGCGGTCATCCTGAATGCCGCTTTGCCATCAAGCAACAACGCAGCCGTTACGGCGACAACCGGCGGTGCGACAACTGGCCTGATTCCAGCCGCAGCAAGTTTTGTGACAGTCACAAGCGACAGTGCAGACAAGCAAATTAGCCTTCCAGCCGGATACGTCGGCAAGGTGCTGCGGATTCTCGTGGGAACGACAGCATGTGAGCTGATCTCGGCAGTTGCGGCTGACAAGGTCAACGAAGTCACGGTTGGCGCAACAAACGAACTCGCACTGACTGCAGAAGCACTTTACACCTGCGTTTACACCAAGTCTGGTTTCTGGATCGTCAACGGTCAGACCAAACTCGGTGCGGCAATCGCTACTCTGGTTCCTGACGCATTGTGATTTGAGTAATTCATGAGCGACTTTGATGACGCAATCGGAGAGATGACGGAAGACCTGCTCACGGAAGCGGGCGAGTTTTTCGTTTATCGTCGCGGCTCAGTGTCAACGACAATCACTCTCCGAAAGAGTTCTCAGCAGTCGATGTTCATGGATGCTGGCAACGGGCAAACAATCGAAGTGAGGCCGGTGGATTTCATCGGCCTCACTTCAGCCCTGCCATATGACCCGCCAGAAAAGGGCGACTTGATTATTTCCGGTGCAGATCGCTTCGAAGTGCAGTCGACGACATCCGAAAAGGTGTTCCGGCGAATCAGTTCACAGATGACTCGGATACATGCGAAACAGGTTAAGTGATGGCCGTTACTCAATCACCGTCAACCGAAGCAATGTCCGCAATTGTTGAGCAGATCAACAGCGGAACGGCTTACGAATTGTCGGTTACGGCAACCTACAGCGAGACGCTCGACGACGAACTGGAGGACATTCCGGATCTTCGCGTCGATGTCGTCCAGGAAGAAGAAGAGCAACTCAACGAAACGCTGGACGTAGAAGACAGAACGTCTCACATGATTCGCGTCTGGATTCGGAAACGAACACCGACGCAAGACGACATCGACGCAGTGAAGTTGATCGTGCGGCAAATATGGCAGCGAGTCAACAACTTCAACTCGTCGAATGCTCGGGTCAAGGTTTGGGAATGTGACATGGACCCGAAAGAGGTTCCGAACAAAATGATTCTGAATCAGTCGGGGTTGTTCGTGGCTTCGATGCTGATGCGGGTGGAAGTTGAGGCCAGCGCGTGACAGCCAGCGTTGACGGGCTTGAGGCGATTCTAAAGCGGATGGAGACGCTGAAGCAAACGTCAAAAGTCTCAGTGATGCGATCCGCAATCCGAGGTGGATTGAATGCCATCGGAAAGCAAATGAAAGCGGACCTTGACCCTGATGCAAAACAGGGCAAAGTCGCGGTCAAGAGTAAATTCAAAAAGGGCAAAAAACGAATCACGGCAAAAGTCGGTTTTGGTGTCGGAAAGAAACGCGGCAAAACATACCCAGTCAACCGCAAAGGAAATCGAAAGTCTGGCGTTGGAATTGACGGCAACAATGTGCATTGGTGGGTCGCAGGAACAGGCCGCAGATCGACCGGGGCTGGTAAAGGCCGAAAGCGTGGCGGGCGGCAAATGTATCGTGGATCAATGCCAGCGATGCAGCCAGGGCTTGCAACGATTGCCTATGCAAAAAGCAAAGGCAAGGTTAAAGCAGAAATGATTAGGCGTGGTGCTCTTCAACTCGAAAAGGAAGCTAAAAAGCTCCAAAGGATAAACTAACATGGCAGCGAAAGTGAAGTCGAAGGGCACGGCTCTTTTGATGGAAATTACATCGGTCTATACGGCAATCACAGGACTGAAGCAGGTCAGCATCACCGGCATTCAATCCGAGACATACGAATACAAGGTACTCGACGGGGCTGCCGCAATTGCCCATGCCGCGACTGGTTATGTGCAAGTCGCCACGATCAACGCAGACATTTTCCGAGATCCAGATGACACTGTTCATGCCGCTTTCATCGCCAAGTGCTACGCGCCAGTCGACACGAACTTCAAAATCACCTACGCCGACGCGACTCCGCTCAGTGAAATCTACAGCGGTGTCGGATTCGGCATTGATACCACAGCAGCTCCGGCAGATGGCCTGAGTTCTTCAATCACGATTCAGACATCCGGAGCACCTAGCTAATGAAAGCTCGCTTGGTTCTTGAACAGTTCATTAATCCAAAGAATGCCGCTGCGTATTTGCAGGATTCGATTAAGTATCGGTTCGGCAAGGACACAAACGGAAACACGGTGCCAATTGCCTACATTGAAGCTGGCACAATCATTGAGGGAGATCAGGCCGTCTTTATGTGCAAGACAGGTCAATGCTCTCCAGCGGATGACGAATGTGCCGCTGCTGTCGGAATGACATTAGATCAAATTGCTGCGCAGCAAGTCGAGTACAAGATGAACTCCCTCGGCATCAACAACAGTGCCGATCGTGAGTTGTACAGAGCTGGTGTGATCAAAGGTTATGACAAAGACCTGAAACCAATTCCGGGGCCGAACTGGGAAGCGTATCAGGCGGCCAAAGCTGAAACTGAAGACGAGGACGTTTGATGGCTCTTTCTGTCGTTGACCGGATTCGAAAGCGTGCGTTTTATCCGCTGACGTTGGTGAATGGTGAGAAGATCCATTTGCGAGCGTTGACAGGGCAGCAGTTACAAACGGCCCGCTTGTTCAGTGAAAAGGATTCATCAATTGGGTACGCGATCGGATGCTCATTGCTTGAGGACGGCGGCGACCCCGTTTTTGTGCCAACTGATGAGGAATCGTCTGAAGCATTTGGTGAACGAGTGATGGCCGCAATTGATGTTGGTCGAGACGTTCAGCAGCAGATCGTTGCAAAGATTTTCGAGATCACTAATGAGCCTGACAAAGCCAGAGCGGAAGCCATCGTAAAAAACTGATGAGGGACGGGGAGTCGCGGTTCGCCGCAGACCTTGCCCGTTCCGTTGGTCGATTTGATTGGTGGAACATTAAGGCAGAACACACGCCTTATGAGTGGGCGTGTCAAATTGCGATGTACCAGGTGAATCCGTTTGGCGACCGGCGAGCGGACATGAGAGCAGCAGTCGGCGCAACAAATCAGATCATTGCGACATCGGCTTCAAAGTTGCCACCGGAAGACGTGCAGGCGTTGTTCGTGTCGATGCGAGATTACCTAAGATGCAATGAGAACACCGACGAAGAAGACGTTGATTTTGAGGCACTGCGGAAAGTAAAAGGATCGACGTAATGGCGGGACTTGGTGATCTGGTCGTCAACCTATCTGCCAACACGCAGAAGTTTGATAAGAACATCAGCAAGAGCCAAGGCGGCCTGAAAGCCTTTGCCACGTCTGCAATGTCCGCACTGAATCCCGTTACGGCAGCATTCACGGCAATGGCGGCGGGTGCTGTCGGCGTTGGTGCTGCGGTCTGGGGATTGACAAGCCGAATTGGCACTCTTGCCGGTGTCGCGGATAAAGCTGCACAGACTGGCCTTAGCGGAGCGTTTCTCCAGCAGCTTGAATATGCAGCCGATCAATCCGGAGTGTCTGCGGAAACTCTGACTGGTGGCATAAAAAAATTGACGGTCATGATTGGCAAGGCAGGAAGCGGAAGCAAAGAAGCCGCGGACGCATTGAAAGATATCGGGTTGAGTGCGACGGATCTGCAACGTCTTTCCCCGGAACAGCAGTTTGAAAAAGTAGCAGCAGGCATTGGCAAAATTCCAACAGCAGCAGGGCGGGCTGCGGCTGCCGTCAAGATTTTCGGCAAGTCCGGTATTGAGATGACGGGGCTGTTTGCGGGCGGTCTTGATGACATTACCAAACTGATGCAGGACGCGAAGGACATCGGCATCGGGCTTGACGACGATCAGCTGGCTCGTGTTGCTTCTGCAGATGACTCGCTCCAAAAGATGTACGCATCGATCAGCGCGATGGTCGATCAGGTTGCTGTTGGGCTTGCTCCAGCATTTGAAGCGGTTGCTAAAAACGTCACTGGACTAATTGGACCAGTTACAAATCTATTTGACACGTTCAACAACATGGATAATCGATGGGAGTGGTTGGGCAATACGCTTGTCGCTGCGTTCGATGTTGGCATCGAAACCATTAAAATTCACTGGGCAGACATGATCAGTGAATTGCTGAAGCAGACAGCAGAATTTGGAATCGACATTGCAAAGTTTGGGCTCGCTTTAACAAATCCAACACTGATGGCTCAACAAGGCGTTGAGATGGCGCAAAAAGCCGGAGCCAGGCCAGGCGCACAAGATGGTCTGCAAGGTGCTCAGGGGCGACTTGCAGGCTTGCTAGGGCAGTTCAAGGGTGCGGCAGATGAAAACAAACCGCAGATAGATGCAGACCCGGTAAAGGCGGCCGAACAAGCACAAGATGCAGCGTTGCAAACGTTCGAAGATACTTTGAATGCGGCTAAAGAAGCCTTAGCAAAAACACGTGCAGCATTTGAGCAATGGGACGCAACGCCAATCACCGATGCAAATTACGAAGCAATAAAAGCGGCGTATTATGCGGCGAATAAAATTTCGGACCAGGCGATCGAACTGCGAAACAAAGCATCATCAGAATTTGATGTGGCAAAAGCTAATTTGGAAAAGCTGAATCAGCAAAAGCAAAAACAAGAAAGCCAAGACAAATTCAACTCCGGAATTGCGTCCATGTTCGGCAAGCTAAAAGACTCGCCGCTGATTGGCACAATCGAATCACTGAAGATGAGAGCGGAGGGCATGATTGACCGTGCAAAAATTCAGGCGGGTGCAATCGGCGGGACGCTGTCAAACTGGCTCGGGACTGACCGCGAAAAACAGAAGATTATGACTCCGCAATTATCGGGAGCAATGGCTGGCGGATCAGCTGAAGCCTATTCAACAATTGTGCAGGCGATGATGACACGCGGTAAAGATCCAGTTGTGGCGGCTACTGAGAAGCAGACCAAAGAATTGATCAAGGGGCTGAAGCCGAAGTCCACCACAAAAAACATCATGTCATTTTTGGGCATTGAGTGAAATGACAGTCACCTTTATTGAAGAAGATGCTGGAGCCAGAACAGCGACAAACTCGCGTGGCGTTCGAACGTACACGCGAGCGTTCCGATTTGAAACATCATCTCAGTCTGAAGACGCATGGGATGTTGGTTCACATCCGGACGCGCCATATATTGGGCAGGCATTTCGTGACGCTTGGTGCATCAGCACAACTCCCGCATGCACAGACCCGTGGAAGGGTTGGACAATCACGGCGGAGTACAGCTCCGAACGGGAAATGAATCAAGACCCTACGCAAGATCCGATGCAAATTCGCGTCTACACAGAGCAATTTCAAAAGCCAGCGATATTCAATAAAGACAATCAACTGATTGTCAACAGTGCTGGCGATCCATACGACCCGCCGCCAATGATGGATGATTCGCGGCGTGTTCTGTCACTCAGCCGCAATGTGCCGGGTTGCCCATCATGGGTTCTTGATTATCAGGACGCTGTGAATTCTGACACGTTCGACGCTCTTGGCGTCACGTATGCAGTAGGCACGGGCAAGGTGCAAAGCGTGTCGCTCAGTGTTGCCCAAAAACGAAACAACATTGACTTTTACACGCTGGAAGTATTGATCCATCTCCAGCGAAACGGATGGATTCTAAAAACGCTCGACGCTGGGTTTCGCGAACTGGATTACAGCGGCGACCTAATCAACATCGTAAACGCTGGTGATCAGGAAAGAGTTTCTGCTCCTGTCCCGTTGGATGGATCTGGCAGAGCACTGGCAAGCCCATCGCCAACAAATAACGTTTTGAGATCTGACATTGTGTACAACACTCAGCCGTTTTCTGTCTTGTTCACGTAGGCAAAATCATGGCCAATGAAATCAAAATCATGCAGTCAGTCAGGCTCGCCAAGGGTGCGATGAAGCATGAGTTCACGCCCCCGCAGCTATCACTGACACAAACGGGATCGCTCGTTTACGACAACACGCTGAGCATCGGCACAGCCGAAGAAACAGCCGGGCCAACGTTCGGAGATATCGGCACGGAGGGATTGTGCATCGTCTATAACCTTGACACCACGAACTACGTGCAGGTTGGTTTTGCGACTGGCGTTTACGGGATGCGTTTGCGCGGAGCAAGTTCTCCTGCAATGTTTTTTCTTGAGCCAAACGCAACACTCTACTTGAAGGCAAATACAGCTGCCTGCAACGTTCGCATCATCGTTTACGAAGTTTGAAATCATGGGTGAAAACACTCTTGGCGATGAAGCTGTTGCAGAGCTTGCAAAGACGGTGCGCGAAGTGTCTCGCCGCATGATGAACGAGCAGCCGCATCGAGGCCGGTGGCAGTTTCACGGCGGCGGATCTGGCGGCGGTCACACCATCTGGTTCACAATCACGGATGTTCTCTGCCCCGAAACCGACTACGTTTCTGAAACGACATTAGTGGCCACGGCGACCTACTACAACCAAAGCTGCACGGGAACGCCACCGGGGGCGGAGTACGGCGGCGAGTATTATGTCTATGACATCTGCAATTACCTGAGCGGATTGACTCCGCAGGACTTGGTTGGAACGACAGGTCGAGCCACCTACATGTACCCGCTAACCGGTGCGTGTACGCCAAAATGGATCATCGATGATTTATGTGCGCAGCCGGAGTGCGACTGATGCCTCCGCGTTATCTTCGCAAAGCATCGCCAACGCGACTGAAACCCTGTGCAGAATTCACGGTTGAAACTTGCGACACGGCTCCGGCCGATCAATGCTGCGGGGCGTTGCCCTGCAAGATTTGCATTGAATGGGAGACCTACGAAAACGGCATCTCCTATGGCTCAGCAACCTTCGCAGGATCATCGTGGACAGGCACGGTTGGCGGCCATGCGTTTGTATCGTACTGGGAACGCGAAATTCTCCCGGACATCACTCCGCCAGTCAGTAGCAATTCGATCGGAATGCCGTTTGCCCTGATCGAAGCGGGCACATATACGATGGGCAGCCCCGGATCGGAAACCGGGCGAGATGCCGACGAAACCGAGGTCTCAACAAGTGTCGATGAATTCGTGATCGGTACAACTGAGGTCACGCAATCGCAATACCTAACTGTGCGAGGATTGAGTCCGAGTCATTTTAGCGGCAGCGGCAGGCCAGTCGAAAAAGTGTCTTACGCGGATGCTCAAGCATTTTGCACGGCGTTGTCGGCGTTGCCTGCTGAAATCCTAATGGGACGGTCCTATCGGCTGCCAACGGAAGCGGAATGGGAGTTTGCTTGCCGAGCTGGAACAACAACGGCGTACAACTTCGGGGCAAATTCTGCGGACCTTCCAGACAATGGTTGGTTTGTCACAAACAGCGGGGCTGAAACTCATGATGTGGGCGGCAAGCCGGCTAATGCTCAAGGACTTGTCGACACTCACGGCAACGTCTGGGAGTGGGCGCAAAACTTAAGAGCAGACGGTAGCGCCGGTGATCAGGTCATTCGCGGTGGCGGCTGGAATTCCACTGCTGCGGAATGCAGATCAGCAAACCGCACACTGATTGCCGAAACAACGAAACGAAACGACATCGGCTTTCGGGTTGTGATGGTTCGGTCGCCAATACCTCAGTTTGGCGAATGCGAATATGTTGTTACTCTCGACGATGAGGAAGTTTACCGCGCGAACTGTTACGAGGGGGCAAGCTGCCGAGATCCGAGCGGCACAGTGGCGGTGGCAACGGCATATCTTGAAGGCACGTTGAGCTGGAGCAAGCACGAGCCACGAGAATTGGCGTTGATTGTTGATCCTGACACGGGCTGCAATGATTTCTTCTGCGGAACCTGTCGTTGCTCCTGCGAGTGCGTTTGCGTGACGATTACGGAATCGAACGGGACGACTTCATCTGGCGAACTTTGCAACATCAGCTACGAATGCGACGCGCCGGTTTGGGCTGGTTCAGTCGGCTACTATGACTTGTCGATTGCACTTGGCCGGGATCAATATGGCGAGTGCATTATCACCATGTCCGTCGATGGAGAAGAACAGGAGCCAGTTGCTGCGCCGGGCTGTGCGTCGATGACCGCGACCGTGACGTTGTATGACGGAACGACGATTGCGGTTGCTTGCAAGCAGTGCTCGTGCGAATCAAGTGGCTGTCCATGCTGTCCCGGTTGGCTTCTTACGGCGTCGGCGTCAGTCGAATACACGACGATTCCAGAAACATCCGATTGCGGGGCATTTGATCCAGCCGTTGTGACTGGCGATTTTGGGTGCGAGGATACTGGTGATCCGGAGGGCACGGTTTTACGTTTGGACGCTACGTTTCTCAACGCCAGAGTTTTTTGCCAAGACAACGGAGATGGCACCTATCAATGGAAAGCTCAGTACCGCTCCGCAATTTCAGGCGGAACATTTGAGCCGCCGATATCGGACACATGGGCAGACGCGGAAGATTTCGAGTTTACTTGCCCAACGTGCGACGATCCTATCGGAGAATTTTCTTTTATCGCGTATATGGCGTGTGAGACGTCCGGAGGGGTGGTATCGTATCCCGTGCTAGTTCAAGGCGTGGTAACAATCGGGTGCTGACATGCAGGAAATGATTGCAGTTGCAAAAGTCGTATTCTGGGCTGTGCTGTTGTCTCGAATCTCAATGGCTATCACGACGGATCTGGAGCTACGAAAGAAAAACGAGATCAATTGCCGAGCAGCAGAGGGCGTTTATCAGATGATGCAGGAAAAGGCCGCACAAAATGGGATGTGAAGGCTGCACTACTGAGCTGTGCATTGTTCGAGGCAAGGCATTGGCAAAGGCGATGCTCACGACATGCCAGCGCGGAAATGGACCTGCTGTCGACGCGATGCTACAGAAGGTCGAGCAGGCGAGAGCGGCAGTCGCAACAAGTCAGCCGGACAGGCACCTACGCAAAGCAGTAGCCACTGCCAGCCACAAGCCATGCCAATCGTGCAACAGCAAGCCGAAATCAAAACTCGCCCGTGCAGTCGACCGCGTTGTCTCGCTCAAAAATGCAGCCGTCGATTTCATCCAGGACGGAATGGCGGTTGCCACCGCTGAGCAGCAGGCGAATCGCTCCGCAATCTGTGCCGCGTGTCCGCTCAACAAAGACGGATGGTGCGACGATACCAAAGGCGGATGCGGGTGCAATCTGTCGCTGAAGGTAATGCCTCGGGCCTCGTATTGTCCGCTTGGTAAGTGGGCGTCGTATCGAGAGGACTACAGACCGCTGGTGAATCCAACTCGAAGCCTGATGTTTCACTTGTACCCGCTAAAACGTCGCGAGGATGTTTGGAAATGGCATGTGCAGCAGATTCGAAAGCATCAAGACAAGTTTAATGGCAAGATTGTAATCGGCGTTGGAGTTGATTCATCGACAGCGACAATCGAAGAAGTGCAAAAGCAGTTTGATGGGATTCGAGTCGACAAATGGTTCCGGGCCGAAAACAATAAGCTGGCTGAGACGTTGACGCACGTAGAGATGTTGTCAGAGCTGCAGACAGACGATACGAACGCGATCATTTTCCGGGCTCACACAAAGGCCGTTACGAAACAGCCGGGGGCAGTGGAAGAAAAGTGGGCCGAAATACTCTGGGACGGCAACATGGATCTGCCGTCAGTAGAAGATGCCTTGGCGAGTCATCTTGTCTGTGGCGTGATGCGATCGCAAACACCGCTAGTAAAGAAAAAGCCCGGTGATTTCTTCTATGCAGGTTCGGCGTACTGGATGCGAGCCAAGGAGGTCTTTGAGCGAGACTGGCAGTGGAAAGAAGCAAACAGGTGGATTGTTGAGTACGTGCCTGCTCATCTGTTTGCTTTTGCAGAATCTGCCTGCATATTCCATGATTTAGTCCCGTCCTCGGTGCTCAACCATCAATACTTTGCAGAGCACGTCGACGCCGAATGGAAAGCGTGGAAAGCAGCGAGGGGCATCGAATGATTCCAGTCTACGTCAACACCTTCAACCGCCTCACCACGACGCGCAAGCTGTGCGAACAGATCGCGGCACTCGACAACGCAGTCCCGATCATCGTCGATAACAACTCCACATGGGGGCCACTCCTCGATTGGTACGCAAGTGATTGCCCGTTCGAGGTTGTGAGACTCACCGAAAATCTGGGACATCACGCTCCTTGGCGGGCCGGCATCGTCGACAGGCCCAACAGCGGCTTTTACTGCGTCACTGACTGCGATCTGGACCTAGAAGGCGTCCCGGCCGATCTGATGCAGGTGCTCGCGTTTCCAATGACGTGGCGACGGATGCCGGGCGTCGTAAAATCTGGCGTTGCATTGCGAATCGATGACTTGCCACCGTGGCAAACTCAGGTCAAGGAATGGGAGTCGCGATTCTGGCGGCATAGCATCGCAGGAAGTTATTACGCGGCTCCAATCGACACAACGCTGGCAATGTATCGAGCGAGCACGCCGCACCGGACGGCAACAAAGGTTGCTGGAGTTCGGGCTGTTCGTGTCGGAGGCGATTACACGGCGCGGCATATGCCCTGGTATCTCGACCCGACGAATCTGGATGAAGAGAACGCGAACTACTTCGCGACGGCGAACGATAGTAACTCTTGGCGGCCGGATGGGAATAAGCTCACGTCACGATTTTGCAATTCAGGGAGATGCCATGCACCCCGGCGCGTTTGAATTTGTTGGGCGGTATGCGACGGCCGACGAAATCTCTGTAATAGAGATCGGCAGCCGCGACATCAACGGCAGTGTTCGGGCACACTTTCCCGGAGCCACATGGATCGGCCTTGATTTGATTGCAGGCCCAGCGGTCGACGTTGTGTGCGATGCGATGGAATACGATCCGACACAGTTGGTCGACATGGTGATCTGCTGCGAGGTGCTTGAGCACTGCATGACATGGGACTCACTGATTTCCCACGCTGCAAGCTGGCTGAAGCCCGGCGGAAAAATCCTGATCACATGCGGCGGTCCCGGCAGAGATCCGCACTCAGCAATTGACGGCGGGGCATTGCAGGTCGACGAACACTACGGCAACATCAGTCAGGACCAGCTTGCAGAGGAGCTTCATTACGCAGGATTCGTCGGAATCGACGTGAGCGGCAATGAACACTGGCGAGACACTTACGCGGTGGCGTGGAAATTGTAGGCAAGACCGTCATAGCCAAGGCAAGCCGAGCGGATAAATAGCAAGGCAGCCAAACGCAGTCTGGGAACAGCCATCTTGATCGGGGTGGCTGTCTGCGTTTCTGCACTTGATTCTGGCGCGACGGGTGCTATCATAGAATCAACGTCACACGGTCAGGTGTGATATGTCAGTAAGTTTTCCGGGCTGTAAACCCGGACTGCCTAAGCCCGCCGCAAGTCTGACCGCTTGCGTGCGGGTTTTGCATTTGGAGATTTGCATGTTTACCACAGATAGCAGGACAGAGAATTTTCTGACTGCAATGGGAATTAAGTACGAGTATTGCAACGGGTTACGGCTGCCTGATGACTTCGCAAAAGGATGGAACACCGAGAACATTGGCAGGCCGGTTGCGGTGAGAGAAGATGCTGTTTTGGAATATGCAGCGTTGATGGAAGCGGGATCGGCTGCACCGGCACCGATTCTATGCAAGACGGAAGACGGGCTGCGGGTTTTGGATGGAGTTCAGCGATTGTCAGCGGCGGAACTGCAGCAGACAACCAGAATTTCTGCCTATGTCGTTTCGACCGACAATGAGGATTCACTGGCTTCCATTCGTGTTCTTGCAAACGCACGAATGCAGGGCAGGGCAGAACCGGCAGAATGGACGCGACGACGGGCAGTTGAAGTGCTTGTCGTCGGCAGGGGAATGAGTGCGGCAGAAGTCGCCAAAATGGGCGGATGGAAAACAGCGGATGTCAAACGCATTGCGGACGCAATTGAATTGCAGTCAAGAATTTGCCACATCGGAGGGCCGGAACTGTCCGACGCAATGCTGGCAGAGTTGCGACCGTTTATTGAAAAGGGGCCAGTCCTTGAGCAGGCATCGCAGCCGGTGACAGGGTTTCTGCAGACTCTGAAGCAGTCGCGAATGTCGGCTACGGACGCAACGCCTTACATTGAATCATTTTTTGGATCTCTGCCAAAGTCTGCAAACCCGCACAAGGTCTACGCAGACCGGCTGGAGGAATTGCACGAAGACCCGGAAATTCGCTCACGGATTACAGGCAGGCAGTGTGCAGAGCTGCCGAAGGATGTCGTGCTGCTTCGAACGCTGAAGACAGCAGAAACTGTGATTGACCACATTTTGACGCATGGCGAGCGAGTGCCAAACGTCGATGAATTCTTTCGGCTGCTGAATCGACTGGAGACAAAACTGAAATCGATTGCACCAAACAAGGCGGCACAGACTGTTCGCGTTCCTGCTGATATGTGGAGTGACAAACGATGAGCGTTTCGCAAGTAAAAAAACGGTTTGCTGAAATGGAGTCATATCTCGGCAGGGACAAGGAAGCGTTGCGGCGTCTGAAGTTGTTGAAAGATGACGTGAACGTGCTAAGAACGTCGCTGGCGGCGGCAGAAGAAAAGGCAGTGGAAGCTGAGACAGTGAAGGAGGCTGCTAGGAAACGGGCAGATGAGGCTGAGGCTGAGGCTGAGGCAATGAGACTCGATAATCAGAAAATGCGGGATGTCCATAGATGTATGGAAGCGAAGCTTCGCAATGTGGAATTTCAGGCATTGCGGCAAGAGGCTGATGAGAGCGATATGGACGAATATGATGATACGGTGCCTACAGGTGATGGCGTTGAGGCAAAAAAACTAATGAAAGCATTGCGACGGCAATTGCCTCAATGCCCTCAATTGACAGCCAAGGAATCTGCTAGACATTGCCCGGCGTTTATTCGACAGGGATTCTCTAGGGGCTGGTCACACAGAGATATTTGGACCCTTGGCGCATCAGTTGCAATAATTGCAGCACACGAAGGCGGCGTAACTATCATTGATCCAATAGGCACGGACTTCGGAGGAAAGGACAAGAAAATAGGAGAGGGAATGGGAGGGGCTTTTATCCGGTGGTTTATGAAAAACTTTAAGGAGCGAGATCCCAGTTTGCCAAAGCCTAAGGTTTATTTCGGGAGTCGCGGTGCCCCAGCAGAATTGATTGAACCAGAAAGGTTAGAAGAACTCGCCACCGTTGGACCAGAACCCAGCAAATAGCCTTGACCGACTTCGTGGGTGTGGTAATGTGCGTTTGCTGTTCGGCGTGGAAACCGAGTAGCGACGATCAAATGGCAAAACGAATTGATTATTGGGCCGCATCTCCCTTACACTGATGCACCGCGATTTGATCGTCGCACAATCCACAATGACAGCCAGAGCAGCAATGCCCTGGCTGTCGGCGTTTGGTGAGTGCAGAAAAGGTCGTTGTCTTGGTGGTAACTGGACACAGAAATACCGCCGCTGTGAAATTCGTCGCAAACTGCGTGAGGCGTTTAATTCTGGGCAACGTCCAAACTGACGACCCAGACAGATCCAGAGCCCTCGGTCACTGTTGCACGAAACACCAAGACAGGCTGAATCCGAAGAGATCCAATATAGGATCTGGATAAAGTGGCGGTATGCGCAAAGAGATATCTCAGTAAAACACGGGCAAAACAAAATCTTTTCCACAATCCAGCAAAATGATATCACCACGCATTGACGCCCATGCCGATAGTGATATCATGCCCGCACCGAGACGCAAAACACTGGTAAGGAAAAGAACGATGAGCTACTCAAAAGCATGTGAAATTTTGGGCTATACGACGCCAAAGTCTGTTGACGCAAACGCACGATTGGCTCGCATTAGACTAAGCGTGTTGCCGGTTGGCTCTCCTTTGCGTTATGCGGTTGCATGTGACGTTTTGATTAAAGCAGCGAGGTAATTGAAGTGAAAAAGAAAGTTAAAGGCAATCCTCAACTGCTGCTGCGTGTTCCGCCGGAACTGCAAAAGCCTTTGGCGGATGAATCAGCAAAGACCGGCGAAAGTCGGCAGGGCGTGTTGTGGCGGATCGCGGCAAAGTATTTTAAGGGGCGGAAAGCGTGAGAATTGATTTCAATACACGTTCAGCAGAAGACTATGCACGTTTTCTAGCTGTACGCAAATGCCCGATCTACCAGTTCAAGGGATCGGCCGCAATTGTCCCTGACGAATACGCCTCACTCGTCGGAGTGAAGTCAAAGCGAAAGACGGGCAAGAAATACACTCCGGCCGTCAACCTGTTCGACTACCAGGCAGACATTGTTCGGATCGCTGTTGAGCGTCGCAAGTATGCTATTTTTGCTGACTGCGGACTTGGAAAAACGTTAATGCTTCTGGAGTTCGCTCGCCACTGTGCTGAGCAAACAAAAGGCAAAGTGCTAATCGTTTCCCCGTTGATGGTGTGTCGTCAGACAGTGGAAGAGGCATTGCGATGGTACGGAGAAGCGTTCCCGATCGGTCGAGTCAAAGCCGCTGATTTACAGGAATGGCTGACCGCCACAAATGGGCTACAAATCGGAATCACAAACTATGAAGCGATCCGCGAAGATCTTGCGCCGGGGAAACTGACTGGCCTGATTCTCGACGAATCATCCATGCTTAAAAGCCATTACGGGGCATGGGGCACGCGGCTAATCGAATTGGGCCGAGGACTTGATTGGAAATTGTGCGCGACAGGAACGCCAGCTCCGAACGATCGAATCGAGTTTGCGAATCATGCGGTACTGTTGGATCGTGCGAAAACCGTCAATGAGTTTCTCGCCACATACTTCATTAATCGCGGCGAAACGCAAAACCGATGGGAACTCAAGCCGCACGCATTAAAGCCGTTCTATAGGTCGCTTGCTGACTGGTCGATCTTTCTGACGAATCCAGCCACTTACGGATGGAAAGATAACGTTGGCGTCACTCCGCCAATCAATATCCACATCGATCACATCGATCTGACAGACGAACAACGCAAGGCTGCTCAGAGTGTTACTGGCTCGCTGATCACGAACAACATCGGCGGCATTGGCGATCGTGGCAAGCTGTCACAGATCGCAAAAGGTAAGGGCGGAATAGCATCACTCAAGCCTGCATTTATTCGATCACAAGTCGAGAGTTGGCCAGATGAATCGACAATCATTTGGTGTCACTACAACGACGAGCAAGAACAGATGGAAAAACTGTTTCCTGAAGCCGTTAGCGTTTCCGGTGACACGAAAGAAGCAGACCGGGAAGCGGCGGTTGATGCGTTTAAATCAGGCCGCGTCAAAGTGCTAATCACGAAGCCAAAGATTCTTGGGTTCGGCTTGAATCTACAGGTCTGCACTCGGCAAATCTTTAGCGGCATAAAGGACTCCTATGAAGAGTTCTATCAGGCCGTTAAGCGATCGAATCGTATCGGTTCCACAAAGCCTCTCAATGTCCATATTCCAGTGACGGAGCTGGAAGTTCCATTTGTTGACAACGTGCTGCGCAAAGCCGGTCGAGTTCAACAGGACACGGAAGAGCAGGAAGCACTTTTCAAGGAGATTGGCCATGCATGTTTTCGATGATTCAGAACAGTTCCACGTCCATCACGGCGATTGCATTCCGCACATGCTGGAAGACATGCCTGAAAACTCTGTCGACTTTGCTGTGTTTTCTCCGCCATTCCCTAGCCTGTATGCTTACAGTGACGCAGAAGGCGACATTGGAAACGTTGACTCAATGGGCATGGAAGCGGCGGTTCATCTGTCGTTCATGTTCAACGGGCTGATGCGAGTCCTGAAGCCGGGACGGGCCGCAATCGTCCACGTCTGCCAGATTCCACGAATGAAGCGATCAGGCGGCGTTGGCCTGTGCGACTTTCGAGGAACCAACATTCGGCTCGGTGAGCGTGCTGGCCTTGTCTACGAATACGACTGGAGTGTTCGCAAGAATCCACAATCACAGGCTATTCGAACGCGATCACGAGAGCTTCAGTTTTCTGGACTGGAAAGCGATCGTTCAAAGCAACGCGGCACGCTTCAAGACTACTTGATCAAGTTTCGCAAGCCAGGCGAGAACGCAACGCCAATCGACGCCAAAGGTCAGGTCAGCCGAAACGATTGGATTGCATGGGCTGAAGGCTGCTGGGATGACGTGCATGAAACCGATACTCTGAACACGGCGGCCGCGAAGTCCGACGACGACACGAGGCACATTTGCCCGTTGCAGCTTGAAGTGATTCGCCGATGTGTTTTGTTGTACTCGAATCCAGGTGAGATCGTTTTCAGTCCGTTTGCTGGCATCGGATCGGAAGGATTCGTTTCGCTTGGAGGAACATCGCCAAAGACAAAACGGGCCATCTACGACAAGCGGCGTTTTTATGGATGTGAACTGAAGACCGAGTATCACAAGCAGGCATTAAAGAATCTTGATCTGGCAACACGTCAGCATTCTGCGGTGCATCAGTCGAGTTTGTTTTCAGAACTTGAGGAGGCCGCAACATGACGCAACTTACCCTCGGTTTCGACGCCCCCGCAAATATCTCCCGCAAATCAGACCCAATAACCAGCCAGAAATCAGCAGTCGAAACAGAGCTGCGAATTAACACGCTACAGAGCTTTGTTTTGCAAGCCATTAAGGACGCACCAAAGCCAATCACGGCAAACGAAGCGGCACGCGAAGCGGCAAAGCAATACGTCGCGAACATCGAAACGTTTCGCAAGCGTGTGCGTGAACTGGTCCGGATGGATCTCGTAAAAGAATGCGAGGATCGCAAGTGCGAAGTCACTGGCAAATCAGCGATGACATTCACAGCAAAGGGGCAGGCATGACAGCAAACATTGGGCGACCACAAAAGCGAACGCCACCGATCCCGCCAGCAGGCTCGCGGCTGACCGTAATCCGCTATATGTTTACAGTCTCGCAATGGGACAACGCAGGCGGGTATCAGGTTTGGCGTTGTCGATGCTCGTGCGGAGAAATTGTTGACACCCATCGTTCACGCATTCAGAGTGGCGGAACGAAATCATGCGGCTGCCTGCGTCGTGAGATGGCTCGGGAGCGAATCAAAAAAGCTCAGGATGCTCATGTCGAGGCGGCAAAGCAAAGGAGACTGGCAAATGCTAAATGAAATTATCGCAACAGTTCTCTTGATGGTCTTGGCATGGTTTGCGGCTGGATCAGTTGAGCTGACGGAAGAACGGACAGAGCGGCGACGGGTGCAAAAGCAGATCCGTGAGAAGTACGGAAGGACGTATTGAACCACAGCGACTCGTCAGAAAGGTCGCACATGTAAGGACGTCGATGCTGTGGCAGGGCGTCCGAAATCACTAACCGGCGAGAGCAATGGCTCACCGGATTAAATCGGAACGGGCAGATCGTTTCTGTCCGGCCCGCTGTCAACGGCGGCGGGCGAATCTCCCTCAGAGCCTGACCGATTGGAGAAGACGCCAACGGTTGGCCCCCGCAAGCCATTATGGCTGGTCAGGCTCTGAATTTGTACTCCTGCGGACGGCTTGCCAGCGGTGGCGTGGTCAACAGTTCGTCGAAGCCGTTCGCAGGTTTTCATTAACTAATCAGACGGAACGAATCATGCTAGTGCTTAGCCGGAAAACTGAAGAAGACATCCTGATCGGTGATTCAATTGTTGTGAAGATAATCGAGATACGAGGCGACAAAGTTCGCCTTGGAATCGAAGCCCAAAAAGATGTTTCCGTTCATCGCAGGGAAGTTTCGGAGGCGATTGCGAGAGATGGCAAAAAGAAAATCTAAGCGGCTACACGCTCCAACAGGCCACAAGCCAATGACCAGAGATCCATCATTGGAAGAGATTTGGGGCACGGAAACAACAATGGGGCTGGCGGAATCAATCCGCATGGAACGGCCCGATCTTCTGCAGAACAAAGGATTGCATCGGCCTTCACAGATTCGTGAGTGTTCGACGCGAATGCTTCCGAGTGGCAGCGGCTTATTGAGGGGGCAGGGATGAGCCGCAAAGCAAAGACTGACAGAGTCCCGAGAACTCGCGCCGGTGGCGAGTGGACTGAAGCCGCGTTCTGGGGATCCCACGTCGCTGGCCTCCGTTAGTTAGGCACGCACTGAATGTTGTGAAGCGTAAAAGCCAGAGCGACAACAAGCGGCTGAAGTGGGAATTCCAATGCGAGCGATGCGAAGGATGGTTCGCACGCAAGGACGTTGAAGTCGATCACATCGAGCCATGTGGCTCACTGAAATCATTTGCCGATTTGAGCGTGTTCGCCGATCGGCTGTTCTGCGAATCGGATGGGTTGAGAGTGTTGTGTTCTGAGTGTCATTTAGAGCGGAGAAAAGAGCAGTGAAGATCTTGAAAGGAAAACAGGGCGGACCACGTCGCGTTCTGTTTCATGGGACGAACTTTATCGGAAAGACAACTTTTGCCTCGCAGGCATTTGGTGGGGCACTGTTGGCGAATCTCGAAGACGATCGAGACGTTGACATGGATAAGACTCCCCCGATTCGAACGTGGGATGAGTGGCAGGAATTTTGGTTGCATTGCGACACGACGGCGGCAAAAGGTGAATTCCCTTATCGCTGGATTGCCATCGACACAATCGACGCTTTGCAGCGGATCATTGAAAAGCAGATCTGCAAAGAAAAAAACGTCGAATCGATGGCAGACGATAAATTCAGCTATGGCAAGGGCAACAAGTTTATTGAGGCCATGTGGGACAAGATCAAGTTTCAATTGGACTGGCTGCACACTGAACGCGGGCTGGGAATCATCCTGCTGGCACACAGCGAAGCCGTGAAGATCACTCCGCCGGATGCGCCGTCCTACGAGCGGTGGGAACCGTCCGTCTGTGAGTTCGCTCGTGATCTGCTTTGCGATTGGTGTCAGGAAGTTTTCTTTGGATCGTTCCGAACTTACGCAGTCAAAGAAGACACCGGATTTAACCGCACTCGAAACATCGCGGCGGGTGGCAGCGAGCGTTTTGTCAGGACGCAGCCAACGGCGGGAGTCCGTGCCAAGAACCGTTTGAACATGCCGGAAGAAATGGTTGAGTTTTCGTTCGAGAAG